ATAAAAAAATAATCGAATATCATGGTGATGATTATCATGGTAACCCTAAAAAGTATTTAGCCGAAGACCATCCACACCCTTTTAGAAAAAATATAACAGCACAAGAAATGTGGGATAAGGATAAAAGGAAATTAAGTGTTGCGAAAGAAGAAGGTTTTGAAGTGTTAGTTATATGGGATTCAGAATATAGATGGGGTAATAAACAAGATGTTATCGATAAATGTATTGCTTTTCTTA